GCTCATCCAACCCGGCGGCGAATACAGCGCCGAGAGATGGTAGCCGACCGTCGTAGGATCAACAGCTGCTGCCGTCGGTCGCCATTCGCCGCGCTCCAGCATCGTCGCCTTATGGTGCTCGGCAATCGCGCCATCGCAGGAGCCACATGAATAATGCGCGCTTTCTGGTCTCCCCTTGTCCCAGCGCAGCCGCTCGAACTTCAGCCACTGCATCTCGCGGCAATGCGGACACGGCACGAAGTAGCGCCGCTGGTCGCTTGCCTCATATTCACGCTCGATGCGCGAGAGACCGCGGATCGTCGGCGTCGAGACCAGCAACACTTTCCGCCGATGCGCGAAGGTCAGCGACCGGGCCTCGGCGAGCGTCACCGGATCGCCTTCCTCGTCGGCCGAGGCCGGATAGGCGTCGACCTCGTCGAGAAAGATGTAGCGGGCCGGCGTCGAGCGCAGGCCCACCGCCGAGTTGGCGCCCGTCATGATCAGGATGCCGCCAGCGAATTCCTTGGACAGCATGGTGTTGCCGGCGTCGCGCGAGCGCGCCGGTTTGACGCGACCCCGCAGCTCGGGACTTTCGTCGATCAGCGGATCGATGCGTTGGCGCGAGTTGCGTTTGGCCAGTTCCACCGTCGGCTGAACGGCCAGCATCGGTCCCGGTGCCTGGTGGATGACAAAACCGATCCAGTTGTTGCCGGCTTCGGTCGCGCCGACCTGTGCGGCTTTCATGAATACAATGCGCTGCGCCGGATCGCCAGGCGATAGCCGATCCATGATCTCGCGCATGTAGGGCGTGCGCACGGTACGATAGCGTCCGGGCTCAGCGGACGCCCGCGATCCCAGCCGGCGATGGCGATCCGCCCACTGCGAGACTGTCAGGTCGGGGTCTGGCGTAAGGCCGCTACGCCATGCGCGAAGGATCTCCGCGGCGCCGTCGAAACCAAGGATATCGTCATTCAAGTCGGGGGCGGATTTCCGCAAGGCTGCCAAGCTGGCTGCGGACATGGGCTTCCAGAACCTTCTGCATCAGCGCCGCCTCCACCACGATGCCCTGACCCAGTTCGCCGGACAGCTCCGCCGCCATCAGCGCTGCCGCCCGTGCCGGCCACGTCACCCAGGCATCGCGTTCCTCGCGCGCCAGCCGGAACACCAGCATCTCGGTGCGTGCCCGATCGATCAGCTCGCCCTTCAGGATCTGCAACTTCAACCGCCGCTCCTGCGCCTTCAGCACTTCGTTTGCGGTCTTGGCCTGCAGGTAGGTCGTGCCACCACCAGCGACCGGTGCCGCCAAACCCTGTTCGCGCAGCGTGTCGCCAACGGCGGTTACAGCTTCCTCAGACACCGGCTTGAGCTTTGGCTGGGACGGCGTCCTGATCTTCGACAGATCGGTCGTTTCCGCACGACGCCGATTTGAAGCCGTCGCATCGATGCTGCCATCCGGATAAAGAGCCAGCCGGCCGGCCGTCTTTGCCTTCTGGATGGCGCCGCGCGACAGTCCGGCATGGGCGGCGTACTGGCGCTCGCTCATGCCTTGCATGACAGTGTCCTTCTCAAGCCCGTGGGCGATCAGCCCATACATCGCCGCGATAGCTCATCCCTGCTCGCATGCGAGATCGATTATCCGCGACGACGCTCCCAAAAATAGCAACAAAATGATCGTCTAATTCAGTTGATGATCACCGCGATCGGAGCATGACTGTCAGCATCAGACCGAAGGAGGCCGTTATGGAAAAGGGTACGAAATCGACGGCTCTGGACGTATTCATCGCCAAAAAGCTCGAGATCGACAGAATGCTGCAGCGGCTACAGGCGCTTAGCGACGAGCACTTTAACACCCACCCCGACGATATCGACTGGGGCGACGTCGGCACGCTGAGCCACTACGGCGACAGACTGCGCGAGATCTGCGACAGCGCCTTCCACGAGGGCGAATACGCAAGATAGCGCAATCCCCACTAACGGATGCTCCAGCCCCGAAACCTTCGGGGCTCGGGGTTGTGGAAGCGGCGGAATGGTCCGGCCGCATCTGCGACGAAGGAAGCATCCCGATGCAACTCTCTGATACCCAGCTCATTATTCTCAGCGCCGCCAGCCAGCGTAGCGACTGGCACGTCCTGCCGCTGCCGGCTCACCTCAAGGGCGGCGCTGCCAACAAGGTCATCGCCAGCCTGCTCGGCAAAAACCTGATCGAGGAGTGTGAGGCCGCGCACGGCGATCCGATCTGGCGCGAAACCGGCGACGGTCACGGCACCACGCTGGTGCTGACCGAACACGCCTTCGCCGCGCTCGGCATTGCGCCGGATGACGCAGATGATATCGATGCCGCCTCCGACGAAGACGCCGCCTCCGGCGAAGACCATGCTGGATCAGGCAATGTGCCCGATGGCGAACGGGAGGGCGATCCCGAAAGCATGCCGGCGACCATGGACACCCCCGAGCCGGAAGCGCCACAGCTCGCCACAGGCGCCGACACGTGCGCGCTCCCTGACACGACGGACCATGACGCCAGTACGACGGATATCGCAGCCGTGGCGCCCGCACTCGCAACGTTGCGTGCGCCACGCCCGCCGCGCCAGGACACTAAGCAGGCCAGGCTCATTGCCATGCTGCGCGCGCCGGAGGGTGCGACCATTGCCGAGATCGTCGCCGTCACCGGCTGGCAGCCACACACCGTGCGCGGCGCGATCGCCGGCGCGCTCAAGAAGAAGCTCGGTCTGGTCGTCACCAGCGAGAAGATCGAAGGGCGAGGACGGCTCTACGCCATCCGTGATTGACCGCGACAAAGCTCGTGAACCGCCGCTCGCGCAATCGGGCGGCGGTTCTCTCTGGTTGATGGGTTGCCCAAATAGATTCCTCCGGTAAGCTTGTAGGCCGCGCCACAAATCGAAAGGACATCGTCATGGCCGAAACCTGGCTTCCCTCGCTCAAGACCGCAACGCCGCAAGATGGCTTCGAGCTTGCCACCAAGCTGGCGCGCGTCGGCGTCAAGCTGACCCAGCCCTCCGCCGAGATCCGCGACAAGCTGCGCGCCGCCTATGAGCAGGATAGCACGCAACTGATCGCCTCATCCCAGGTGATCGCCATTCATTTCCAGACGGTCGCTGCCGCCAACAATTACTGGCGCGACTGATCTAAGCCGAGCTCCCCTCAATCGTCGACCAGCAGCTCAGCTGCGAGAGTTCGAAGCGCATGCGCGGCAACCAGCGGGACCACGCCGTTGCCACAGAGGCGAAGCCGGTCCACCCGGTGGGCCAGCCCATCAGCGCCTCGACGAACAGCGGGTTCAAGGTCCGGCGCTGCTCGCAGGTATCGCTGCCAGCCATCGGCGTTGTGAGGACCTGGCGGCCAAGCAGTCCGTTCACCGGCGTGTTGGCAAGACTCGTTGCTCCATCCTTGTGATCGCGAGCCGTCGGCGTCATCCATATTCCGGCTGCATGGGTCAGGTCGACCGTTTTTCGGTTGCCAGCACTCGGTTTGCAACCGTCGTTGGCCATCGGTGTCGGCCAATCCCGCGCCAGACCGTCCAAACCTCTCTCGTGCTTTCGTTCGCCACCGCGACAGCGGAAACTGTCGGTCTGCGGCGTTGGCCACAACCGCATCATCTCCGCGCGGTTGCCGCCGCTCGAGCGGGTCCCGGAGCAGGCGCGCGGGGTTGGCCAGGTCGTCGCCCTCGCAATGGGCGAGGATGAATAGCCGCTCGCGCCGATGGGGCGCACCGACTTCCGCCGCCGTGAAGAGACCTGCCGCAAGGCGGTAGCCCATGTCGACCAGTCCTGTGGCGACCTCGGGAAAACCGAGGCGGAGATGATGGGCGACATTCTCGAGGAAGACGAAGGATGGTTTGCATTCGCCGATGATACGCGCGACATGCGGCCAGAGGTGGCGCGGATCGTCCGTACCCCGGCGCTTGCCGGCGACGGAAAACGGCTGGCACGGATAGCCCGCAGTGACGATGTCCATCGTTCCACGCCACGGGCGGCCGTCGAATGTGGCAATGTCGTCCCAGACAGGCGCGTGATCCAGAGCCGCGTCTTCCATCCGCGCCACGAGGATGGCTGCAGCATAGGCGTCCCGCTCAACGTAACCCATAGCCCGATATCCGGGGCAGGCGATAGCGAGTCCGAGATCGAGACCACCCGCGCCGGAGCACAGCGAAAGGCCGAGCAGGCAAGCGCTTCCGGCTCCGGCAGACAGACCGAAGGAAGATAGAGCCAGGTCATGCATGTCACATGGTGGCTTTGCGCTTGCACACCGGCTTGGCTGTATCGTCGGGTCTCGGGTCTTCGGCTGGGAGATCAGCGAGCCGCTCGGTCTTCACCGTAGTGAATGTCTTCCCGTCGCTATCGAGGATCGCGTCCTTGCCGGTTGCGGCCTGCCAGCGCTCGATCGCGACGTCGACATAGGCCGGGCTGATCTCCATCGCGTGGACGCAGCGGTCGTTGGCTTCGCCGGCCATGATCTGCGAGCCTGAGCCGCAGAATGGCTCGTAGCAGAGCCCGCCGCGCGCAACATGCTGGCGCATCGGGATGCCGAAGGCGTCGAGCGGCTTTGGCGTCGGATGGTCGGGCCGTTCGTCTTTCGTGAAGCTGGGTAGCAGCCACGTCGAGGGCAGCGTTTCTTCCGCCACTTTGGGCGGGCGCTTACCCTTGATCCAACCCATGAAGCAGGGCTCGTGCTTCCACAGATAATGGGATCGCGTTAGCACGCCGCGCTCCTTCACCCAGACGATCTGCTGATGCACGAAGGCGCCGGCCTTCTCCCAGCATGCCTCTAGCATCGCCTGACGACGCGAGGCGTGCCAGCAATACCAGGCGGCATCCTCTGCGATCGCTTCAGCAACGGCGGCGGCGATAAACTCGTCGTAGAGTTCTGCGCCCTGCGAAGAATCGTCCCAGGTCGTGCCGTAGGACGGCGACCAGTCCTTATTCTGGGTCGGATGATTGGTGCCGTCGTAATCGACAAGGTACGGCGGATCGGTGGCGAACAGGATGGCGCGCTCGCCGTTCATCAGGCGGCGCACATCGGCGCGGTTCGTGCTGTCGCCGCAGAGCAGCCGATGATTGCCGAGGAGCCAGAGATCGCCCGTGCGCGACGCCGGATTGCGCGGCGGTTCGGGAATGGTGACGGGCGGCACACCGGCGCCGGCGGCGCTCTCGTCCTCCGGCACATAGGCCAGCAACTTGTCCAGCTCGCCATCGGAAAACCCAACCAACGACAGATCGAATTCCTCCGCCAGCAGTTCGTTCAGCTCGGCCGACAGCAGTGAATCATCCCAGTCGCCGAGTTCTGTCAGCTTGTTGTCGGCGATGCGATAGGCCCGGCGTTGTGCCTCGGTCAGATGGCCGAGCACGATCACCGGCGCCTCGGTGAGCCCGAGCTGCGTGGCGGCCAAGACGCGGCCGTGGCCGGCGATCAGTTCGCCGTCGTCACCGACGAGACACGGCACGGTCCAGCCGAACTCGGCCATGGAGGCGGCGATCTTCGCGACCTGGTCGGGTCCGTGCAGCTTGGCGTTCCTAGCGTAGGGCTGCAGGCGCGCAAGCGGCCAGTGCTCGATCCGCTCTGGAGCGAAGGCGAGGGTCATGAACGATCCTGTCGATGATGGTGGTGGCGATCGGTGGTGTTGGCGCAGTGGATTCCGTCTGGCGGAATCCACCGGGCTCCAGCTGGATTTCCGGAGTCCAGGAATCCACCCCGGAGTCCACCATACAAGCTGCTGTTATTGCGTGGTTATTTCAGGTCGCACGCTGGCTTCCAGCCGGGGTGGCTTCCCAAAATTTCCGGCCTGTCGCTGGCGTTGTGCCGCGCCTCGCCCGCCAGCATACAAATATCGCCGGAAAGGAACCGCGATTTCAATCGGTTAGCTCGTATATTGCAAGCTCAGCGATTTCCGGATACGTTTCCGGAAATCGCCAAGACGGAGATTCGCCGCTATGCCGAACCTCGAACGAAAGCCTGTTACCGCCTATCGCCGACGATTGAAGCGGCGTGGCGTCGTCCGCGTTGAAGTGCATGTGCGCAAGGACGACGCCGCATTGGTCCGTAGCGTGGCTCAGGCGCTGTCAGACCCTGCACGTGAGGCCGAGGCCCGGGCCATGCTGCGAGAGCGTTTCGGTGCGAGCAAGGCGAAGGGATTCAAAGCGCTCCTGGCGGCAGCTCCACTGGAAGGGATCGATCTCGCTCGTGAGCGTGATCTCGGGCGAGATGTGGCGCTGTGAACTATCTGCTTGACACCAACGTCATTTCCGAGGTTCGCAAGGGCACCAGATGCGATCCGAACGTCACCGCTTGGTACGCATCGATCGACGATGCGGACATCTATCTCAGCGTGCTGGTGCTCGGCGAAATCCGCAAAGGCGTCGAGCGCGCCCGGCCGAACGATCCAGCCCAGGCCCGCGCGCTGGAGAAATGGCTGGAAACTGTGGTCAAGTCCTTTGCCGAGCGCATCTTGCCCGTCGATCAGGCGGTCGCGGATGAATGGGGCCGCATGAGCGCTAAGCGTCCCGTGTCAACCGTGGACGCGCTGCTCGCAGCGACCGCCAAAGTTCATGGCATGACGTTTGCGACGCGCAATGTGTCCGATGTTGCTGATCTCGGTGCCGGATTCGTCAACCCGTTCGAACATCGTGTTTGACGGGGCTGCAGCCTGCTTTCCGCTGGCCTTGCGCATTTCTTCACCGTGGTTGAACCGTAGGACTTGCATCGGTCATTGGTCAATCCGGAAACGATCGTGGTGTGCATTTTGTCGGCAAGCCATTGATCCGGTTGAGGAACGTCCCGCTCCAGCGCGGATATCCATCGTGCTACCCGCAGCTCCGCCCAGCCTGTACCGGCGGGCACGGCACCGAGCCGTAAGAGCAAAACACGCAGCAGTCGCCAGGTTTCGGCCGCAGCCGCTCGCCACAGCCCGGGCAAATATAGAAAAACCGGCACGCATCGGTCGGCATCGTTTCCGTGGTCCGGTGAGCGCACTTCGGACAGGTGATCGTCGACTGCAGCACCATCGGACGAAACTCGCGCGCAAGGCCGATCAAGCGACCTTACACGCCTTTGTGCTCCCCAGCATCACGAATGCCATAGTGCTTCACCAGCACACCGAGCGCGGCGACCAAAATGCCCTGTGCGCTCTCCTGTCGAACGGGCCGCCCGCACCAGCCCTGCCGCAACGCCCATTCGCGAACGGATGTCTGCATGCCGACGACGTGCCAGACGCACGAGCCTGCCGGCGCACCGTGACCGCCGAGAGCGTCGATCGCGCGCGCCACGCGCTCGCGGGCAGCGAGTTGCCGATCGCTGCGATGACAGACGTCATGCGCCGGCGATGGTGAGCGTGCCATCGGGGTCAGATTCACCCTCGGCATGGAATCGAGACAGGCAATGGTGAATGCCGCCTGGAAATCGCGGCCGGCGGCGTGCATGGCCGGCGTGATAGCACCGGAGCGCAACATCAGCCCGAGCGTATCGACGGTGCGGTGATGCGTCACCTCAACGCCGTTCGGGTCGAACTCGGTCACCTGGCGCGTGATCAGCCTGGCCTGTTTAAGGTTGCGGGGCGCGGCTTTCTTCTGCCGGGCTGCTTTTTTGCCGGTCATCGCATCCTCACCGACGTATCGCCATAGAGGCGTCGGGCTTCATTGATGATGGCCTGCCGCAACCAGGGGTCATCGATCGCGCCGATAGACAGGGTGACGATCCCCTGCTCGCGCCAGGCGCGGCGGCGCATGGCATGCAGTTCTGCCTCGCTGGTTGCCGGCAGCGGCATGGGAGGGCCGAGTGCGCAGCGTGGTGGGAGCGGCGCGTTCATGTCTGCGGCTCCTTTGCGATCAGATCGGTGAGCGCTCCGATAATGGAAGCCGGCGAAGCGCCGTCGCCGAGACGTCCCATGCTGGAGGCAAGTGCATCTGGCAGGACACCGTGCTGCAGCAAAAGCGAGAGCGCGACGCAGATGTCGTCGAGCATGCGGTCCATGGCGGAGCCGATCTTGGCGCCATGCGTGAACACCTCGCCGACACGCTCATTGGCGACATCGAACCCGAGCGTGACCGCGTAGGTGTTGGCCTCATAGACCAATTGCATAGTCAGGCTTGGCCGACGGTCTGGCAGGCGCGTCCGAGTCATGACACGCCTCCATAGGTCTTGGCCGCCCAGAGCAGAATGGCGATGGCGTCGGCCTCGTTGTCGTCGGCTGGCGCGAAGCCGCGGGCCTTCACCGCGGCGATGACCGCCTGCTTGTCGGCGTTACCCTTGCCGGCAATGAAACGCTTGATCGTGCCGACCGGCACGCCCTGATACGGGACGTCGCGGAATTCGGCCCAGGCTTCGAGGTGTGCGAGAAAACCGCCATAGACGTGCGCCGCAAGCGTACCGGCATGCGCCCTTACCTCTTCGAAGAACACCGCCGCGATCGGACCAGGACTGTCGGCGAGTTCGCTGAGCCAATGATTGAACCGCAGGAAGGCCATGCCGCCGCCTTCGAAGCGGTTCGGCCGGAACTGCTGCACGCCGCTGGTGATGACGCCGGTTGCGTCGCGAAGCGCCCAGCCGGTTGTGGAGCCGAGATCAAGCGCAAGGATCGCCGATCGCTGATCGCACAGCCGTTTTGCGGCGAGATCACGCGTCCGCGACGACGGAGAATATGTGGCGGGTTTCACAATGAAGGCTCACGGGACGTGGGCCTTCGGCGTTGGTCAGATCGGATTTTAGATTCACCGCATCGCCATGCAAGGAAATTCGGTGCCCGTTATGGCGAAATCGTACGTCGTTCCAGCGCAGCCAAGTGTCACCAACCTCCGCGACCATTGGTGACACCGCTTTGTGCAGGAATCTCCGTGGCTTAACCCTGGTGTCACCAACCTTTCGTGTCACCAACCTCGGCGCAAACATTCTCTATAGGAGAATGGATTTCGCTCATAACGCATCCATTCTCACGTATGACTCTCCAGACCGTTGGTGACGTTGGTGACGTTGGTGACACCGTTGTTTTCAAAGCAGTTTTCGTGTCACCAACCCCAGCTTGAGGTTGGTGACACCAACGAGGTTGGTGACACCGCGAATCGGATTGTCAGGCGCAGATGTATTGTCCCATCATGCCGGCATCCTCATGTTCAAGGATGTGACAGTGAAACATAAATGCCGCATCAGCGGATGCTGGTTGCGAAAAAGGCACCAGTATTTCGGCTTCCCGCGCCACGATCACTGTATCCTTCCAGCCCTGCATGTGCGCGGGCGGCCTTTGTTTATCCATGGCAAGAATCTGAAATTGCGTTCCATGCACATGGAAAGGATGGCCCATCATCCGGGATTCAATCTGCCACAATTCGATGGTGCCTCTTTTTGTACTCACGTCGATGCGGTCCATCTCGAACGGCTTTCCGTTGATCGCCATGATCGAGCCACCACGGCCGCCCATCATCATCCCGCTGCCCATCATCATATCGTTGAGCATAAACTGCCGAGTTTTTACGATGTTTGCTCGATCGATCGCAGGTACTGATACCAGCGCGCCCGGGAGTGCTTTCGCCGATACCGGAAGCGATGTATCGACCTCAAAGGTCAAGAGATTTCCGCCATCTGCCGGCATGGCGCCACCCATCATCATGCCCATCATTGGCAGATTTCGGTCAGGCCCAGTTAAAAGTGTCACTTGTCGGCCATCGCTGAAATCGACAAGAACTTCGTAACGCTCCCCTGGAGCGAATAGCAATCTTTGCAATGGCACCGGAACGGGCAGATAGCCGCCGTCCGAACCAATAACATTGAAAGTTCGAGAATCAGAAAACCGCAGATCAAAAAATCTCGCATTGGCGCCATTCACAAATCGAAGTCGTACAATACCGGCCGGCACACGGGCAGTTGGAGCAACAACGCCATTGACGATAAAGACATCTCCCCGATAGCCTGCCATTACGTCCATCGGACCGGGATCGTAAACCGGAGAGCCGCCTCTTCCGATAACCCGGTCTTGAATGACGAGTGGTAAATCGTCGACGCCATAGTTACGCGGCAATCCTAATCGCTCGCCGGATGCGTCCTCGATCAGCAGCAGTCCCGCCAGTCCCCAATAGACCTGAGATGCGGTTGCGCCATGCGGATGTGGATGAAACCATGCGGTGGCCTCGGGCTGATCAATACTGAGACGCGCAGTCCAGCTCTGCCCTGGTCGGATCAGGTTATGGGGGCCGCCGTCGACCGAGCCAGGAATGAGTACGCCGTGCCAATGCACCGTTGTCGGCTCATCCATCTTATTTTCAAAAGAAACTTCTGTGGTTTCTCCACGTCGAAGGCGCAGAGCTGGTCCGAGGACTGGGGCAGAGTAGCCGAAGCTCTTGACCTCCATCCCGGGCCAAAAAGCGTGCATGCCGGATCCAATCGTTAGGGATACCTTTCCGCCATTTGCGCGTGTATCGATCAGACGCGGGATTGGCAATGGCGTCGCCGCTCTACGGGTTTCGGCTGCCGAAATCTCCACCCATGAAGCTCCCGCGCCGACAAGCGCGGAACCAACTACAAAGGCGCGGCGCGTCAGCATTCGGTGTCTCCATTAGTTATGATCCAAGCCAGAGCTCAGCGGCTCAGAATATCGTTCTTCTTTTGTAGATACTCACCACGGCCGATTTCGCCGCGAGCGTAGCGTTGTTCGAGCGTGTCGAGTGCTGAGGTTCTACGCGTATCGGCATAACGACCACGCGAGGAGAGCATGCTTACCGCCCAACCAACCAAGGCGATGAACGCTATAATAACGACGAGCCAGATGATCATTCCAACGGGCCAGAATCCACCGTTTCCCCAACCCATCATTCCCCAATGCGAGCCGTATCCATGTCCCATATTGGCCTCCGCCAGATGACTTAGAGCGATTGAATGGTGGCCTTGAGCTCGTCTCGAACCTTCATGGCGATCGCAGCCAGCGTGTCGTTGTCAATAGCCTGCATCGACGCGACAGGATCTACTGCGGCGACTTCGCTTTTCCCATCCAGTTCCTGGACGATAACGTTACACGGCAACATTGTGCCGATCTTGTCTTCTGCCTGGAGTGCCTGATGAGCCATACGCGGATTGCAGGCGCCAAGAATAACATAGGGCCGGAATTCAACGTCGAGCTTTTCTTTCAGTGTGCTCTTGACATCGATCCGCGTCAGCACGCCGAAACCGCGCTGCTTGAGCGCTGCAATCGTAATTTCGACTGCCTGATCGAATGGAACATTTAATGTCTTTGCAAAGTAGTATGACATCTCAGACCTCCAATCGTGGGTTTCAGTATAGCACGGCCGTTCGGTTCCAGATTGCGCCAATTCGATGGCTGCTGTTCTATCGACGATATCTCCATTCACGCAGAGACTTCCGTCCTGTCCCGGTTCGTGCCTGGTAGCGCCGCCAATTTCGCGCTTTCAGATATGCTGTGACCCGCATTTGATCGACCCGTGTCCACCGCGCCGGCTCAATGCCAAGAGCACCTTCGAGGATTTCGCCGACCGAGACGTCGGTCAGCGGATTTTGCCGCTCGACTTCCTCATCGCGCCAATCGTCAAAGCTTCCATACCCGTGATTGACGTGCCGCCGCTCGTAGACGAGCCAGCGGTCGATACGCGTGTCCCAGGCATCCGCGTAGTAGCGCTGGTCTTGCTCGGCTTTAGCGGAGGCGACCAGTTCCGGCTCGTCGAGCCACCAGATGGCGCCTTCTCGGTAGAGCGCGACGGCTTCCGCCCAGAGCTGGTCGCGGTCGCGCACCAGTGCGTCGAGGTCGATGTTCCCGCAACGCACCGGCCAGAAGCGGCGATTGCCGGTCTCATCGCGCAGATAGGTTTCCGGGTTAACGCTGCCGGCGAACACACACTGGCGTGGTATCGTGACGATGTAGCGTTCATACGGTGGTCGATAGCGGTCGGTCGTTCTGGTCAGGAACGCCTTGATGCGCGAGACCTCAGCGCGACTGATTGCGTCGAGCTCGGCGATCTCGATGATCCAGATGCCGCGCATCTGCTGGGCTGCGTCTTTGCTGCCAATCTCGGCAATCTCGTCCGTGAACCACCCCGCACCAGCGAGCGTCTTGATGGCGCTCGACTTTTTCGTGCCCTGCGGCCCCTCGAGGATCAGCATGTGATCCACCTTGACTCCTGGCTGCATGACACGCGCCACCGCCGAGATCATCCAGCGCGCGCCGAATGCCCTATTGAGCGATGTATCCTCGGCGCCCAGATAGACAATCGGCCAGTGTTCCAGGCGCGACGTACCATCCCAGCAGACACTGTTGAGATAGTCGCGTACCGGGTGGATGGGCATCTCTCTCGCGACTGCATTGATGCCATGGCTGACCGTGATTGGGTTGACGTTAATTTCCCGGTGCTGCAGCCATTCAGCGCAGCGCACATCGTCAACTTCGCTCCACGCCCGTGGGAGGCATGAAGCCTGCTCCCAAGGAAGCGCGCGCATAACCAAAATCTCCTGACGGAATTCATCGAACATCAGCGTGCCGGCGAAGACCTCGTCGTTCGACAGCGCGGTGATGACGTTGGCTTCGTTGCGCTCGGGCGTGCCGGCAAGATCGAGACGGAGCTGGGCGGCCCATCGTGGTCGAACTGGCTGCCGGTGGATGTCCCCTGTCGCATTCAGCCGGCGACGCAATTCGCCGACCTGCTTTTCGAGGGTGGAAACCGCGACACCGGTGGCGATTTTGATCGCCGCCAGCACCTGACGCTCGGGCAACGGTTCCAGCCGCGCCGTGACCAGCTGACCAAGCAAGGCGCCCAGCACCGCGATATCGGGCGGCCTGGTCAGGCCGCGCGCGGCGGTTTCGAATTCGGCGACGGTGACGGGCGCTGCGGAAGCAGGAAACGGTGCCGGCCGCGACATGTTATGCTCATAACTGGCCACGGTTACGCCGTGACGCAGATCGTCGTTGAAATCGTCGCCATGAAGCGGGTGGACGATACGGTTCGGGATGCCGGCGATGTTCAGCCGCTCCGCCAGGGCGGCGGCGGCCTGGATGCCCGTGTCACCGGCGTCGGCGAAGACGGCGATCTGCTTAATGTTGGCTGGCCATTCCCAACGCCGCAGCCCGTCGGCGGACAATGCAGCCCAGGTCGAAACACCGAAGATCTCCAGCGCCGACAACGCGGTCTCGATGCCCTCGGCGATACCGAGGTGTCCGTCCTCCGGTATGGGCGAGAGCCGCAGCGACCCGCCGGCGATCGGGCCGAGCATCTTCTTGCCGACCGGAGCCCTCCCCGAACCGCCGTCGAGCAGGAACGTGCGATGGATGCCGCCAGTTGGCTCGCCCGCGCCATCGCGCACGCGCGCCACTATGCCGGGCCAGCCGCGGCGCGTGTCGAAGTCGGCCAGATCTGGATTGAACAGAAGGTCGGGCGAAGCGGGATCGTGGAGGCCGCGGGCTTGCAGATAGAGCGCGGCCACAGTGCCGGCGAGCGGCACACAGCCAGCCAGGATGCGGGCGATCTCGTGACTGTGATCGGTTGCGGCCGCGGCTAATCGCGCTGGCGCCGGCCGCTCCAGCCGGGCATGGCGCGCGGCCTCCTCGAACAGCGCCGGGGGCGTGAGCCCCGTGCCGTAGTGAATCAGATCGATCGGACCTGCGCTCTCGCCGGTTGCGTGATCATATCCCCAACCAGCACGCGGGCCACGCAGGTGAATGACGCAGGAGCCCGCGTTGCGCGGTGCGCGTCCCGATAGATCGGCACAGTGCAACGTTCTGTGGTCGGGCGATATCCGCGCCTGCGGAAACAATTGCGGCAGCCATTCGGCTGCCGTAGCGCAGAGCCGCCCGCGGATGTCGTCGAGATCATGCCGGACCGGCGGCTGCCAGACCTCGTTGAGATCGATGCAGGAGCTTTCCTCCATAACGTCGCCGATCAGTTTTCATGGGCTTGCGCGCAAAAATATCGAAGATCGATCGGAGCTCCATTCAAATCGATTGTGAGAGAGCGCATTTCATTGGCCTTCCAGCAGCGATCCTGCCAGGCGCAAGGCGGGTGCCACTCGCCGGCGCTTCGCCCACCGCGGCAGATAGCGGAGGTCCTGTCGGCGACCGCGCGCGGCAGTAGCTCTTCGGCCGCGCTTGCGCGAACGACCTGCACGGCGCGGTCGCTCGCGCGTTGTGCGAGCGCAGCGTCGAAGGTCACAAGCTCGCAGTGGAGCTCCAGCGTGTCGCGGTTGAGCGCCGTGAACAGCGCAGGATGAGGCAGGCCGAGATAGGCCTGATAGAGCGCGATCTGCGCCGCATAGACCGGCCTTGCCAGAACGACGCCGCGCTTGACCACCTCCTTCCACGAGGCTGCGCCGAGCGCCTTGTTCTCCCACAGTGCCGGGAATTCCATGGCGACCGGACCGCTGACCAGGCAGCCGTCGATGTGACCACGAAAGCGCCCGTTCAGAGCCGAGAAACCGAACTGCTGGCCGTCGAGGCGGGCGGTGCGCAGGTCAAACTTCGCAGCGCGCAGCCATGCGGCGACAATGTCCTCGGCACGGTGCCCGGCCTCAAAGATGCGTAGCGTGTTCGGCTCGAAGTCTCGGCCTTCGTCCTTGGGAACGCCAAGATAGTCATACTGAATCTGCCGCGCGCACTCGCGTCCCACTCCGGACGTGCCGACATAGCGTCGCGGTGGCTCAGCGCGGTTGCGCTTCACAAGCGCGGCGTCGATCGTAGCATTGACGGCAATGGCGACACCCGGCGGTCGGTCCGGTCGTGCGTACTGGAAGCCTGATCCGTGGTTGAGGTCGATCATCAACGCACCTAAAACGGCACATCGTCATTGAGCGTCTGACGCTGCATGGAGTCCTGGAAACCGTCGATGCAGGCCTCGATGATGCGATCGATCTCCGCCGCACTGCGATCATGAAAGGAGGCCATCAACCCGAGCTCAGTCAACACCTCCGCGAGGAATTGGCGTGCCTCCTTGATCGCGCGCTTTTCCATCTCGGTCTTGTCGATCATGCCCTTGTTTCTCCGGGCGATAGCGCTGCCGGTGTCGAGACAACGCATTGTGCAGAATGCAAAGGTCGGGTAGCGGTCGGGGCGAAGCTGATGCGTATAGTGGAAGCCTCGCGCTTCCCGGCCGCAGATCGCGCAAGCCCTCACCCCAGGAGCAGCGTCGAGAGCTTCCGCGACCCGGGCTCTTCCGGATGTCGCGCGATCCGCTGCGATGCCTTCACGATGGAGATGCTGATCGCGTTCTGCGCCATTGCCTCGAGGTCGGGCAGAGTCAGGCAGCGGATGGGCTGGTGCAGGCCTCCTCTTCCTTCGAGCCATTCGCCGATCGCCTTCGCAGCCTCACGGGTGACATGCGCCTGCCACTCATCGTCGGTCACGAGGAGACGTCCCTAGCTGTTGAGCCAGGCTGGCCCGGGCGCGGCAGCACCCGGCGGTTTGGGAGTGCCCTGATTGGGCGTCCCCTGGTTGGCCCACGGCACGTCGCCGGAAGCCGGGGCCGGCGCAGGTGGGGCTCCCCAGGCCGGTGCCGGCGCCGCAGGCGTCTCTTTACGTGGCTTGGCGTTGACGGGATCGGGCTGCATGGTTTCGCCGCACATGACTGCCGCATATTGTGGCTCGCCCGGCAGCACGATATTGGCAAGCTTGTTCTGGTCCCGGTATTGCGGGGTCGACGCTGGCTCGATCATGATGCGCGCCGCAAACGCGATGCCATCGAGCTGCTTCAAACCCTGGATGACGCGCTTGCCTTTTGCTGCGGCGCTCTCGTCCTTCGGGTCGAGCCCAAGCGCACTATCGATCATGGCGCGGAACGCGCTCTTCGAAATGTTCCAGCCCTTCGACTGTCCCTTCTCATCGAGCTTGCCGCCCGCCACCGTAAAATTTTGCCAGAATTTACGCCGCGCATAGGGACCGGACACGATGGTGAACTCGCAATCGAGCATCCTGGCGTCGCTCGTCTGCGACGCCTTGAGCAATCCGGCGTCAGCCGGCGTCGAGCCGTTGATCCCACCCGGACGGATGGTCATCTTCACCTTGGCGAAGGTGCCGTCCGGAATGAGCTCGCCGAGCGGCGCCATCTGTGGCTGGGCATCGTTGAGATCGTACATCGAGGTCTCCTTTGATCGTTTGATCGAGTTTCGGATCAGGCGGCGCGCACCTGCGGCGTATTGATCTTGGCGATCAGCGCGCCGAGATCCGGCAGCTCGGTCAGGTCGAGCCGGCCGCTGCGATCTTTCGCAGGCAGCGCGTATGGATTGCCGGCGCGACACACGAGGCGCCGTTCGCTCGCCTTCTTATCAAGCACGTAGCTGCCTTCGGCATCGCGCGAGAATAGATGCAGCGAGATCACCTGGTCGACGATGCCGGGTAGTTCGCGCCCGGCTTTTGAGCCTTCTATCTGCGGCTGCCAGATCGTGACATTAAATTCGTCGGTGATCTTTTCGAGCACGCCGACGAAGATCACTGTCTTGCCGGGTGCGTGTTGGAGATGCTTGAGCGCTTGAATGACCTCGCGACCAAGCAGGCCATAGGCGCCGCGCACATCCGGTTTGCCGGTGCGCTCCGAGAATGCTTCCGGCTGCTGCTTGGCGTAGACCATTGCCTGCCGGGTGAGATCGGTGATGCTGTCGACGAAGATAATCGACTTCGAAGCCAGGAACTCCTCTACCCCGCTGCCGGCGTAGACCGAGCGCGCATGCTGATGATGCTGTGCGCTGTACCAGGCGTTCGGGTCGGCTGCCGGATCAGGCCCGCCGATCAGCACCGCAAGATCGCGAAAATCAACAAAGCTGCGGATTGGAATGCTGGCACCAGGCCAATCCTGAACAGATTTCATACCGGCTTCGAGGTCGAGGCAGACCGTGTGGTCGGCAGGCAATGTCCTGAGCAGCGAAGTCTTGCCGACGCCGCTTGGCCCAAAGATCGCCAGCGAGGTTTTGTTGCTGGCTGCCGACAGACGCTGATCGGCGGTAACGATGCTGACCGGCATCAGCTCCTCCCCGGTATATCTTGATGTGCAATGGAAACGGCGGGGCGTTGACCGGGCGCCGAAGGATTGCCTGCCCGCTCTTGCGAAACGGGCCGCCCCGCCGCTGTTCGTGTCCCTGGTCGTGCGCGCATCAGGCTGCTTCGGCTTCGTTCGCAGTCTCGATCCGATAGGTCGGCCGACCGGTCTCGACGATGCGCGCGGGAATAAACAGCTCGCGAACCGGGCGTGGCCAATTCGTAAAGGCTGCTTCCGAGACCTCGAGCTTCACTTTCAGGTAGTCGGACGGGTCGTCGCCCCAGCCGGAGCGAATGATTTCAGCCGCGTGTCGGAGCTTGTCCTGATCCCATTTGACGCGCTTGGGCAGATCGGCAATGACGATGAAGCCGTTATCCTGAAAGCGAATGACGCCAGT